TTTTGTGGGAATGTTTTTAGTATTGGCGATGATGCTTAGATGAGCTTATGGGGTTTGGCCACTCGATAGCGCATTGCGCTTGATCCCGTTCTTGAGGTTTCCTTCATCTTTTCTCCTTTCAGCGGGACGGCTGCTCTATAAGCTCATCTAAGTATCATTAAAACGAATAGAAAGGGGGACAAAGTTGTGCCAAAGAGGGCAAAAACGACGGAGTCCTCCGCGACTCTGCCAAGAATGCGGCCCGCTCTTACACCGGAGGCCCGGGAAAACCAGATGATTGCATTAGCAATGGATCTTGTGGAGGAGCGGCTGCGTAACGGTACAGCTTCTTCACAGGAGACGACTCATTTTCTAAAGCTGGCGACGAAAAGCGAGAAGCTTAATCAACAGCTTGCGGAAAAAGACCTCGAACTGAAAGAGGCAAAGAGACAGGCGATCCGGTCTCAGGGACGGCTTGATGACCTTTATGCGAATGCGTTGAAGGCGATGCAGCGATATAGCGGGCATGACGATGAAGCGATTGACGAATATTAAAAACTATACTGAGCTGATTAAGCTGAAAAATTTTATAGATCGATTCGAGTATCTTAAACTGGATGGGACGGTCGGACAGGATACCTTTGGGTTCGAACGATATTTGAATCAGGGGTTTTATCACTCAGCCGAATGGCGGGCGATTCGTGATCAGGTGATTGCGCGGGATCTCGGATGTGATCTTGGAATTGACGGATATGAAATTCATGGACGAATTTATATTCATCATATGAACCCGATTACCGTTGACGACATTCGAAAAATTACAGAGTATTTACTGGATCCGGAATATCTGATATGTACGACCCATGAAACGCATAACGCGCTGCACTTTGGCGACGCGTCGTTACTTGTGACGGAACCTGTTGTGAGAACTCCGTTTGACACATGTCCATGGAAGAAAAGGTGAGAAAGATGATTAAATGGATTGAATACAACGACGTTTGGACAAAGGTGAAACGATCGGCGAGAACGACCATCAGCAGACAGGGGTCGGGGAACTATCCTACGGATTCCTGGAAGAAAACGATTCTGCTTGCAGAGCATAGTCCAATTCGGCGAATTAAGTTCTCGTGGCAATGGGCGAATCTGAAGAGCTGGGTGTCCGTGCATTTTGTTCGGCACAAGTTTGGCATCGAACATTGGGTATCGACACAGCGAACAGACCGGACCGGCGTGAACCGCGATGAAAAGACGCAGGATGCTCCCGTGCTGCACGAGTGTGAAGCAAACGCGCAGGCACTGATTTTTATCAGCCGCAGACGACTCTGCAATCAGGCTTCCGCTGATACTCGTGAGGCATGGAAAGAAGTAAAAGAAAAGGTGAAATCCGTCGATCCGGTACTGGCTTCCGTGATGGTGCCGGAATGCATCTATCGCGGATTCTGTCCGGAGTTCTATTCGTGCGGTTATGTAAACACTGAAGAGTATGCGAAGGCGCTGGCGGAGTATCGACAGAAGGAGGCCGGGTGATGGAGAGTATTCTTACTTCAATCAAGAAACTGCTCAACATCGATGAGGGCTGCACGGACTTTGACACGGATATCATCATCCACATCAATTCTGTGCTGATGATTCTGACCCAGCTTGGTGTAGGTCCGACCGATGGATTTGAGATCGAGAACGATAAAGCGAAATGGTCCGATTTTCTGGGCAGCTATCCGAATGTGAATGCTGTTCGATCCTACGTCTATTTCAAGGTGCGCCTGATGTTCGATCCGCCGGGCAGTTCTGCGGCGATCGAAAGCATGAATAAACTGGCGAACGAACTGGAATGGCGAATCAACGCGACGGCGGAGAAAAATGCTGGATGAAATCAGATAAAACGTCATAGAACGAATAAAGCATTATAAGGCTCTGAGCGTGCTTCAGAGGTTTTTTGTCATGAATCAGAAAGACGAAATGACAAACAGCTTCCGGCGTTACAGAGCGTGCGGCATGCGCCGGAATGGTTTGGCTGATTGAGAAAAAGGAGTGATGATCGCTTGAATAACGAATTGACCCATCATGGAATCCTTGGAATGAAATGGGGCGTGCGGCGCACGCCTGAGCAGCTTGGACACAAGACGGGAAACGGCAAAAAAGGCGGCGGAGAAGGAAAGGCCGAAAAAGCCGGACAAAAGATTCGACGCAGGGCCGGTTCGATGAGCGACGACGAGCTTCGTTCCCGCATCAATCGTCTGAATATGGAAGAGCAGTATGACAACCTCGTTGCGCGGCAAAAGTCCCGGGGGACGAGCGTTGTTAAAACGCTGCTTTCCAACGCGGCAAAGGATCTTGCGCAGCAATCGCTGGCCAAGCTTGTATCAAAAGCGGTTGGCAGGATGTTTGCCGACAAGGAAAAGGAATTCGACATTAACGACTACAAGGACGCCGACTTGAGCACGGTAAGTTTAGACGACCTGAGCAAGGTGGCAAAATGGTATTCCCTTCAGCAGACGATTGAAAAAGCGCGGAAACCAAAGGATTGAGGATAAATGCTTTCCAACACAGCCGTACCCCGTTACTATGGGGCTTTTCGCGACGCCGTGATGGCGGGTCGAATTCCGATATGCAAAGAAATTGAAATGGAGATGCATCGGATCGACGCGCTGATCGACAACCCCGGAATGTATTACGACGACAAAGCTGTCGAAGGGTTTATCGCATACTGCGAGGAAGAACTGACGCTGACGGACGGATCGGATTTGAAGCTGCTGGACAGTTTCAAGCTATGGGCCGAATCGATTTTTGGCTGGTACTATTTTGTTGAACAAACGGTTCCAGTGCCAAACGAAGACGGAACGCGAATGCGTTACGTTCGCAAGCGAATCAAGAAACGACTGTGCAACAAGCAATACCTGATCGTCGCGCGAGGCGCGGCAAAGACGATGTATGCAAGCTGCATTCAGAGCTATTTTCTCAACATCGATACGAGCACCACGCACCAGATAGCGACCGCCTATACGATGCGCCAGGCAGACGAGACGATTTCTCCGATCCGCACGGCGATAACCCGCGCCCGCGGGCCGTTGTTCCAATTCCTTACCGAGGGCAGTTTGCAAAACACAACGGGAAGCCGCGCCAATCGAGTAAAACTTGCAAGCACAAAGAAGGGGATTGAAAACTTTATTACCAACAGCCGAATTGAAACGGTACCGATGAGCATTGACAAGCTTCAAAGCATGCGGACGAAAATCGCCACGGTTGACGAATGGCTATCCTGCGACGTGCGTGAAGACGTTGTGGGTGCGATTGAACAGGGTTCTTCAAAGATTGACGATTATCTGATCGTTGCAATCAGTTCGGAGGGCACGGTGCGCAATGCGATCGGTGACACAATCAAAATGAAGCTGATGAAGATCCTGCGAGGGGAGATCGAAGCGCCTTGGATCAGCATCTGGTACTATCGACTCGATTCGCAGGATGAAATCGGACGACCGGAAATGTGGTTGAAAGCGAACCCGAATTTGGGGCAGACGGTCAGCTACGAGACGTATCAGCGAGATGTGGACAATATTGAAAAATCGCCTTCGGAACGCAACGATACGCTGGCAAAACGCTTTGGAATCCCTATGGAAGGATATACGTATTACTTTTCTTATGAAGAAATTCAGCCGCATCGCAAACGCAGTTTTTGGAGAATGCCCTGCGCAATGGGCTGTGACCTTTCGCAGGGAGACGACTTTTGTGCATTCACTTTTTTGTTCCCTATCGGCGATGGGAGTTTCGGTATAAAGACGCGCAACTACATTTCGACGCTGACATTTGACAAACTTCCGGCGGCGATGCATTCCAAATATGAGGAGTTTATCAAAGAGGGCAGCCTTGTCGTGATGGACGGAACCGTGTTGGACATGATGGCCGTATACGACGATTTGGACGCGCACATTTCCGAAATGGAATACGATGTGCGCTGTTTGGGATACGACCCATACAACGCGAAGGAGTTTATTGCGCGATGGGAAAGCGAAAACGGCCCGTTCGGAATAGAAAAAGTAATACAGGGAGCCAAGACGGAATCCGTTCCATTGGGAGAGCTGAAAAAGCTTTCCGAGGAACGGATGCTTTTGTTTGACGAGAGCCTGATGAGTTTTGCAATGGGCAACTGCATTGCAATGGAAGACACAAACGGCAACCGCAAGCTGCTGAAGAAACGATACGAACAGAAGATCGACGCGGTGGCTGCCATGATGGATGGTTATATCGCATACAAGATAAACAGGGAGGCGTTTGATTGAGCAGCGGGTATGGCATATGCTCAGGCGATGGTTACTATCGCAGCGAAAAAGGGGCTTCAGTTCACCGGAATAAATTGAGCCTTTATTGTCTGAAACCAGGCGCGAAGCATTCCGATGATTTTTTCGGAATCGGCTATGGAGCAGACAGCGAGAGAGAACTGTTCTGCGACATGGAGAAAGAATTCGATCTTTCCAAAAAGGAGGACAGGCAGATCGTCCCCGGCGGGCAGGAAAGATTCAGCACACCGATGAAGCTCGGGGTTGATAGGAAGCGCAGTTTCCGAACCGTGTGGATGAATGACGGCCCGGATGGAAGCGCTCGTTTTATCACGGCTTACATCGACCGACGACTGGAAAGGGGTTGAGCGTTATGTCTTTTGCGTTATGCGAACGAGTTCGAATTCGCGGGAAAAATATTACGGGCGAGATTATTGACGTGTATCGGGGGGAAAACGACGGCGTGACCTATTATACGGTTGAAAGCGACGAACCTGAGGACGCTCAGGGCGAATGGCCGCTCTATGACTGCACGGAAGAGCAGATCGAGAAAATTTGATAAATCGTCCGAGCCAGAACCGTAAGCGCAGCGCTTACGGTTCTTTTTTTAGCCGTTAACAGCACGAGAAACAGGAGGAAGAGGATATGGGACTGATTGGCAGGCTCAAACACGCCTGGAATATTTTTAAGAACAAAGATCCCACCGGTGGGTATTACAACCTGGGGCCTTCCTACGGGTATCGGCCGGATCGGATGCGGTTCAGCTGCGGAAACGAGAAGTCGATTGTGACATCCGTTTATAATCGGATTGCTATGGACGTGGCATCCATAACGATTCAGCATGTAAAAATGGATGCGAACAATCGGTTTGTCGACGTGGTGGATTCCTGTTTGAACAACTGTCTGACATTGGAGGCCAACATCGATCAGTCCGGCAGGGCATTCATACAGGACGTTGTGATGAGCATGCTGGATGAAGGCTGCGTTGCGATGGTTCCGGTCGATACGGACGACGAACCGGAAGAATCCGGGAATTTTAAGATTTACACCATGCGGACGGGACGAATCCGCGACTGGTACCCCGAGCATGTCCGCGTTGAGGTTTACAATCAGGCGGAAGGGCGGCGCAGGGAAGTGATCCTTCCGAAAGAAACGCTGGCGATTATTGAAAACCCCATGTATGCGGTTATCAATGAGCCCAATTCGACGATGCAGCGGCTGGTGCGAAAGCTGAACCTGCTGGACGCAATCGATGAACAGACAAGCAGCGGAAAACTGGATTTGATCATTCAGCTGCCCTACCTTATCAAAACCGAACAGCGCCGCGCGCAGGCGGAGCAGCGCCGACAGGACATTGAACGGCAGTTGTCCAGCGGGAAATACGGCATCGCTTACACGGACGGTACCGAGCGAATTACTCAGCTCAACCGCCCGGTCGAGAATAATCTGATGAAGCAGATTGAATACCTGACGAGTATGCTATACAGCCAGTTAGGGATCACTCAGGCGATATTGGATGGTTCGGCCGACGATAAGACGATGTTGAATTACTACAACCGGACGATCGAACCGATTCTGGCAGCCATCGCCGACGAGATGCGCCGCAAATTCCTGACGAAAACCGCACGGTCTCAGCGACAGACGATTATGTTCTTCCGTGACCCGTTCAAGCTCGTTCCGGTTAACGATCTGGCTGAAATTGCCGATAAGTTTACGCGAAACGAAATTATGACGAGCAACGAAATACGACAAATTGTTGGAATGAGACCCAGCGACGACCCGAACGCGGATGTACTGAGAAACAAAAATTTGAGCGCTTCAGAAGATGTTGAGAAAAGCCTGCTTACAGATGAACCCGACGACGAAGGAGCGCGGCAGGAGGAAGGAACAGGTCAAAATGGATAAAGAATTCGACTTCAGCGGTTGGGCGACGCGAAACAACATTCGCTGCTCCGACGGCCGGACAATTATGAAAGACGCATTCAAGGACTGCGACGGGAAGACCGTACCCCTTGTATGGGGACACAAACACGGCGAACCGGGGAGCGTGCTTGGACACGCCGTACTTGAAAACAGGGAGGACGGCGTTTATGTTTACGGCGCGTTCAACCCCACAGAGAGCGGTCAGACCGCCAAGATGCTGGTAAAACACGGCGACATCTCCGCGCTTTCCATTTACGCCAATCAGCTTAAAGAGCAGGGCAGAAATGTGATCCACGGCATGATTCGCGAGGTCAGCCTGGTTCTGGCAGGAGCGAATCCGGGAGCGTTTATTGATTCCGTTATTGTCCACAGCGACGGAACGACGGAAGAGGATCGGGAACAGGGGATTTTCTATACCGGCGAATCGATCGAGCTGGAACACGCGGACGAGAGCGAAGAAGAAAAACCGGATGAAGGCAAAAAGGAGACGGGCGCGGGCGAAACCGCCGGCGAAATTTTTGATACGCTGACCGACAAACAGAAGGTCGTCGTATATGCGATGCTTGAGAAAGCGATCGAGCAGAGCGAAGAGGACGATAATTCCCAGCAGGATAAAAACGAGGAGGAAACCGAAATGAAGCATAATGTTTTCGATAAGGAAACCGACAAGAACGAGAATGTGATTTGTCATGCCGACCAGCAGAAGATTCTTGCGAGCGCAAAGAGCTCCGGCGTGGGCAGCTGGAAGGCGGCGCTGGAAATGTATGCCAGCGAGAACAGCGGCGATATGGCGCACGCCGATCTCGGGTTCAATAACATTTCCACGCTGTTCCCGGAATACAAGGACGTTCGCCCCGGTGCGCCGGAGCTGCTGACCACCGACCAGGGCTGGATTGCCAAGGTTCTGGCAAAGGTTCACAAGAGCCCGATTTCCCGCATCCGTACCCGTGAAACGGACATGCGCAGCATCACCAACCTGCGCGCGAAGGGCTACCAGAAGGGCAAGCAGAAGGCGTTCCGCGGCAACCTGAGCCTGCTTTCCCGTACCACCGACCCGCAGACCGTTTATGTTAAGAGCAAACTGGACCGTGACGACATCATCGACATTACCGATTTCGATGTGGTGCAGTATATGTACAACATTGACAGGATGAACCTGAACGAGGAACTTGCCATGGGCATCATGGTCGGCGATGGCCGCGCCGACGGCGCCGACGGGAAGATTGATCCGACCAAGATTCGCCCGATCTGGCTGGACGACGAGCTTTACACGATTCACACGGACGTAGACATTACGGGGATGAAGGCCAGCCTGCAGGGCACGGGAACCGCCGCCAGCTTTGGCGAGAACTATATCTACGCCGAAGCGGTTATTCAGACGCTGCTGTACGCCCGGGAGAAATACAAGGGCTCGGGCCTGCCGGACTTCTTCTGCACGCCGCATCTGGTGAACGTAATGCTGCTGGCCCGCGACATGAACGGCCGCCGCATCTACGACAACGTGAACGAACTGAAGGCCGCGCTGAACGTGAACGAAATTATTACGGCCGAACAGTTTGAAGGCCTGACCCGCACCACGACCGACAGCAAGAAGAAGAAACTGCTGGGCATCATGTGCAACCTGGCTGACTACAGCCTGGGCGCGACCAAGGGCGGCGAGATCAGTCACTTCACCGATTTCGATATCAACTTTAACCAGCAGGTCAGCCTTCTGGAAACCCGCGTCTCCGGCGCGAACACGCGCGTTCTTTCCGCCATTGCGCTGGAAGAGGACGTGACGCCTGCTCCGACCCCTGGCGACGACGAGTCGGAGAATCCGTCCGGCTGATAGAGGCGGACGGTCAAAATGGCAAAGTATTGCGGAAAGATTGGATATGCCGAGACGGTTGAAAGCGCGCCCGGAGTTTGGGAAGAAACGATTACGGAGCGAAAATATTACGGGGACGTGACCCGGAATATCAGGCGGCTGGAAAGCGGAGAACATCTGAACGACAAGCTGGAAGTAAACAACCTGATCAGCATCGTGGCGGACGCATACGCCGTGCAGAACTTCTTTGCCATTCGATATGCAGAATGGATGGGGGTGAACTGGAAAGTGACGAACGTTGAGGTTCAGCCCCCTCGTCTCATTCTGACGCTTGGGGGTGTGTATCATGGGGCTTCGAACTGGTCTGCATGATGAGCTGTGCCGGATTCTTGCCGAATTCTGTATACAAAACAGAAAGACGCTTGGGTTTGCCGATTCGCTGACGGATAAGGAAATTGCGGAAAGAGCGAGAGAGCATGTTTACTTTCAGCCGAAAGAAAACACAAGGATTCTCTATCCATGCATCGTCTACAAGCGATCGCGAATTGATACGACTTTTGCATGCAACATGCCCTATGCGCAGACAAAGGAGTATACGGTGACGGCGATTGACAGGAACCCCGATTCCCCGCTTCCGGACATGATTGCTGCGCTTCCTATGTGTGTGTTCGACCGACACTATGTGACCGAAAACCTGTACCACGACGTATTTACGATTTGTTTTTAATGAGGAGGATTTGACGATGAGCAAGATTATCTGGGATGCAATCGAAGACCGTCTGTATGAACTTGGCGTATCCAAAGGCGTGCTTTACCGCCTGGATGAGCAGAATAAGTATACGAAGGGATATGGCTGGAACGGCCTGATCAACGTGACGGAATCTCCGTCCGGCGCAGACGTTACCAAGCTGTTCGCGGACGGCATCGAGTATGCGAACATGCGCGCGGCCGAAGAATACGGCGCCAGCATTGAAGCGTACACCTATCCGGACGCGTTTGCGGAATGTGACGGTTCGGCGCAGCCTGTTCCCGGCGTTTACATCAAGCAGCAGACTCGCGAGCCGTTCGGCTTCTGCTACCGTACGGAAATTGGCAGCGCCGCGAAGGGCCAGGAGGCGGGCTACAAGCTGCATCTTGTATACGGTCTGACGGCTTCTCCGAGCGAGAAGGCGCACGCGACGATTAACGATTCGCCGGAGGCCGCTACGATGTCCTGGGACGTCAAGGCAACCCCCGTTCCGGTGAACATGGCCGGATTCAAGCAGACGGCTGTTATCGAGATCAGCAGCCTTGATCATACTGCCGAGAAGATGGCAGCGCTTGAAGAAGTGCTGTATGGCAAGGACGCGAGCGCGCAGGGCAACGATGGCGCTGAGCCGAAGCTGCCGATGCCGGATGAGATTTTTGAGATGATGAAGGTTACGACCGAGACGGGCGACTGATTGACGAACCGGCGGGCGTGGGCCGCTGAGCCCGAGGAATAGTTGAGAGGGCTGCGGCCCTCTCAAACTCTCCCGGAGAGTTTTTTGACAGATCGAGACGGTACGGACGCGACGCCGTTTTTTGTGTCTTGATGAAAGGAGAAGAAAGATGCTGAAGAAGACGATTACTTACACGGACTATGACGGGAACGAGAGAACCGAAGACTTTTACTTTAACCTGAACAAGGCGGAAGTGATGGAGATGGAAATGGGCACGACCGGAGGCATGACGAAAATGCTGGAACGGATTGTGGCCGAGCAGGACAGCCGCCGCATTATCGAAGTATTCAAGGAAATGATTGTGCGCTCCTACGGCGTGAAATCGCCCGACGGGAAGCGTTTTATGAAGAGCCCGGAACTGGCCGACGCATTCACGCAGACGGAAGCTTATTCCAACCTTTTCATGGAGCTTGCGACGAACCATGAAGCGGCCGCGGCTTTTATTAACGGCATTATTCCGCAGACGGCAGAAGCTGCAGCCGCCGCTGCCGCCGTCCCGGCGGCGAACCCGTATCTTACTCCCGTAAGTTAAAAAGAGAGGCTGGGCGAATGAGGGATGCTGCAGGTCAAGATACCGGGGTTTGAATATTTCGACGAGAGAACAAACGAGTTTCACACGGTGCATGAAACCACGCTTCGCCTGGAGCATTCCCTCGTTTCCCTTTCGAAATGGGAATCAAAATGGAAGAAACCATTCCTGGGAAAGGGCGAAAAGACGATTGAAGAATGCCGGGATTATGTTCGCTGTATGACGATTACACAGAATGTAAATCCGTTGATCTATAAGTTTCTTCCGAACGGCGTGATGAAGGCTGTGAACGATTATATCGAAGATTCGATGACGGCTACATGGTTCAGCAAAGACGAAAACAGGCGGCACAGCAACGAAGTGGTGACGGCGGAGATTATCTATTACTGGATGGTTGCGCTGAGCATTCCGTTTGAATGCCAGAACTGGCATTTGAACCGGCTGATTACGTTGATTCGTGTTTGCAACATCAAGAACGCGCCGCAGAAGAAATTGACCAGAAGCGAAGTGCTGGAGCGAAATCGGGCGCTGAACATGGCCCGGAGACAAAGTATGCATAGCCGAGGATGACGAGCGGGAGGGGGATGCCGATTGATCCGGTTTAAGCATTCGGGGGATTTCA